CCTTCAGCCTTAGCTGTGTTGAATACACCGAGTTCCTTTGATAAAGTTAAGCACGACATTATGTTGTTTAAAGAACGTGTGAAGGATCAGCGCAGAGTGCTTGCTAAAAAACATCATCCTGATATAGGTGGGGATATAGATAAGATGAAAGAGATTAATGATGCGTGTGACCTTTTGCTTAAACTTCGTATTGAACCCATCAGACCCCCAACTGTTATTAGAATGTATAGTAGTGCTGCAACAGGTTATAATAGCACCACTACTGCTTCAGGAGGATGGTAATGGTAGCTCTTAGATTACGAAAAGGTGTCATAAGACCCGATATCATAGAGGGACCTGGCCTCACAGTTATAGCGGAGCCTCTCTCACCCGCTGAACTTGATGATCCTCTCATGCAAGACGTTCTTACAGAAGAAGCTCTTAGAAATGTAGGCTACAGAGCGGGGGGCGAGGGCATGGTGGAATGGGTTGATGACTTCGTTTATGTCCCAATCTATCCTGAAGGTGAAGATATCGCTCGTTGGACTCCAATGAAGGATTTACCCACTAAGCCCCATCCCCGTACAGGTAAGTCTTATCGTACTATGTGGGATGAGCAAAAGAAAATTCTTGCCCAAGCTCTGAAGATGGAAGACGGTCGGTTTTTGTACAGACAGATAGTTCTTTGCTGGATGAGAGGGGAAGGTAAGTCCCTTCTTGCTTGTATGATTCAATTATGGAAATTTCATAACTGGCCTAGACAACAGATCATGCTTGGTGCTAACTCTAAGGATCAGGTTAAGTTTGTCCACTTTGATATCATGAGAGATATCATTAAACATAGTCCTAGGTTACTTAAACGTATTGGTGGGAATAAGAATATTCTTGAGAAAGAGATTAGAATTAAGGATACGAAGGGTGACATCCAAAGTCTCCTAAGATCAATTTCATCTTTCTCTGGGATTGTGTCTAATATCACTGGATACACTTTCTCTGAAATCTTTGATATGAAGAATCCGAAGTTTTATACCCAATTGCATGGTTCTATTCGTAATATTCCAAATGCTTTAGGAGTTATTGATAGTACTGTTTCAGATAAACTCCATATCTTGTACAAGCTCTATGACAATTTTATGAGGAAGAAAACCGAATTATTGTATTTTTCATATAGGAGTTCTAAAACTGCTCATTCAGATGATTATTGGAATCCTAATATGGATGACAAGCAGTTAAACGATTATGAGGTCAACTTTCCTTTTGGTGAGTTTGAGAAGTATTTTCAGAATCTCTGGTCAGCAGGAGCAAAGCAAGTCTTTAGTGATGAGATGGTCGAGGAGACAAAGTTTATTGGTATTGATAGTGGATTGTTTAATACTGATAAGATGCGTCCAGAGCTTGAACGAAAGAATCATATGATGGAGATACAGGCTGATGTTGATGCTAAGGGATTTGGTGATGGAGTGGAAGAAACTCAATTAAAGATAGAGGAGATTTATAGTAGGTTAGTTCCTGTGGATACTTTGTATCAATTAAAAGATGAATACGGGAATGTGAGAATGGCGACTATGGATGATCTTATGAGACTCACGGAGATGTTTGATACTGACTGGAGTATACTGGTAGGTGTTGACTTTAGTGATCCTTATGCTGTTCGTTCGTCCGCTCGATCCATCCTATCCCTTACTGCCAAAGGTTTACCCGGATCACGATCCACGCCCTTTCAGTTCACGGACTCAATAGCTGCACCAAAGTACATTCACTTCGCTCTGCATATAGAAAACATAAAGGATGACAGTCTTGATACTGTCAAGAAGGTTTTAGACGTAGCTCATACAGAGTTTGATGGATTGGACACATTTTGTACTGAACGTTTTGGTGCATGGGATGTGGCTAAATGGTGTGAGAAGAGGGATATTATTTTTGAACCCATCTTCCCCACATATGACAGACAGAAAGAAGCGTTTAAGGAATTGTTACTCACTGTTCGGGAAGGTAGATATAAATGTCCAACTCTTGCTGTTCCTGGCAGTAAACAAGAAGATATCCTCCGAGAGGAGATGCCAGCATTTAATCATGATGATACTAAGAAATGGTTTGGTAGTGTAGAGAAGGGACAAAAGAATGGTGTACAAGATGACTGTATGTTTTCAAAAGCATGGTGCATCTACGGGGGAAGGAATTTAGGTGTGGATGATTTTAGGGCAAGACAGGGAGTTGTTAATTTTGGAACGTTTACTCCAAGCAGTGATCGTCTTGTGGCTAATTATTAAAAGCACTATATATACGAAAAAAACTTGACATGATCTCAATATGTAGTGTATCCTATAAATAATGACCGTTCATTAACTGATTCGATAGAGATAAAAACCATGGAAGATACTGTAAACGTTGAACAATTCATACAGGAAATGCCAAATGAGGTCATGGAAAGATTGCAGTTTGCAATGCCCTGGCAGAATAGTTCTTCAAGCGAAACAAAGCAAGATTCAGATGGATTCGATGTTTTCCCAGATGATAAAGATGATCCATCTATTACCCGCCAAGTTCTTCAATCTCATTGCTGGGATAAATTCCAGAGAAGTCCTCAGATTAATACAGCCGTTCGTGGTATACAAGGCAGACTGACAGGATGGGGATATGAAGTAACCTCCGAAAATGAAATGATCCAGGATATTATAGATGATGTTTCGTATGACCACAGAAACAGACTTTATGATCTTATGCCCAAATATGTAGGCAGAAGTCATGTGGAAGGTGAACTCTATCTTTCTTTGACTGTACACCCTCCTCCGAGTGTATTTGTAGAAATTGACTTCATAGATCCTTCTTCTATTAATACTGGAGGTACTGATGGAACCGGAATCCTCTTTCACCCCTTCAAAACTGTAATGCCTCTCTTTTATAATATCTCTCAGAATACAACGGGTCTTATGAATACTACAGTACAGATTCCGAGTATCTATATTGCCAGATATCCGGAATTAGTGTCTATAGCAAAGAAAGATCCATCTAATATGTATGATAGAGCATTACAGCAAGGTTCCAGAAGCAGAAAACATGTTTATAAACCCTTTGCTGGGTACACTCGCTTTATTGTAAGTTGGAACCGTGGACTAGTAACAAAAAGAGCCATTTCTTACTTGAGAACTACGTTAGAGTGGCTAAACCACTACGAAAATCTTAAAAAGTACGAAATAGACCATAAAAAGTCATCTGGTGCCTATTTATGGGTGTTTACCATCGTGGATGCGAAGTCTTTTAAGATTTGGTTGTCATTAAGTGATGAAGACCGACTAAAAACGGGTGTTATGCAGAAAAAAACGCCCGGAGGAACGCTTGTTTTGCCCCCTGGAATGGAAGTAAAAATTGTAAATCCTCAGTTAGCTTCTATCACTGATGAAGACAACGATATTAAGGAAATGGTGACAAGCGGGCTGAACGAGCCAGCAGATGTCAGTAGTGGTACTTCATCAGGCACTTTTGCTTCTGTGAAGGCTTCAAGAGGGCCTATGAGTGATAGAACGTCGGATGAGATTGCTTGGTTCGATAGATGGCAGAAATTTGACTTCTGGAGTTCAATCCTTTTCTTTTATACAAAGCTCAGTGATTTGCCTGATAAGATTCCCATGGAGGAATGTGTAGGATTTACTAATAAAGAGAAGTATGAAAAGAATGATGAAACGGGTTTGATGGAAATGAAGTATGAACACAAACCTATTTTTAAAACAAAGAAGAAAAGGCCTGAACATCTTATTGATATTTCCTATCCTGATTCAGAGGTTACAGATTATGAGGCAAGAGCTAAGGGTTGGATGGGAACAAAGCATGGACCTGTCTCTGAAACTCTTGGTGTCTCTGGTAAGACTATAGCAGGAAAGATGGGAATCGAATCTTATGGAAAAGAAAGATTAAGAAAAGAAACCGAAAAACGAATGTATCCCACACTTGTTTATACAGTAGACGCCGAAGCAAAACAAGAAAAGGCCGAAGCAGAACCCGGTAAAAAGAAAGCTGCAACAGAAGAAACTAAACCCGATAAGAAAAAAGAGGAAAAATAATGGGTAAATTAGTCGAAGAAAAAGTGGCAGGGTCAGGGGTATTCTCAAAGGGAGTATTGGACAACATCAGGGGTTATTTTAACTACTCATTAGCAGGCACTTGGGTAGGTACTGTAACATTACAAAGAAGCTTTGATGGCGGTACTTCTTGGAGAGATGTTGATACTCATACTGCAAACATTGAAACTTATGGTATTGAACCCGGTGCAGAAAATGTTCGATATCGTTTCGGATTTGCAACAGGAGATTATACTTCGGGGGTATGTACAGGTAGAATCGAATGCATTGAACCTTTACGGAAGGTGAGATAAGATGACAACCCTAAATAAAGATGAAGAGATATATGATGAAGTTGTAGAAATTGGGACTGATGTAGATACCATTGAGGGTTATACAGAGATGATTGATGGTGTTGCTACCTTAGGTCTTTTGGGAGTAGAGGATTCTCTTGCTTATAGGGTTGATGAACTAGAGAAGCATTTTCACAATCGGGAGTTCTGGTTAGGAGAACATGAGGTCCGTAGTTTAGAGGACGATTGTGGTCAACGAGAAACCATGGCTCCTTTTCAAACTGATGCAGGGAATGGTACAATAAATGATTATACTCTGGGATATGGTGATCCTTTGTGTGTTATTGGAAGAAATGATCTTCCTATAACTGATGATGGGGTCAAGTATGATTTTCACAGGTTTGTTGTGGTTGATGTAGAGTCCACTGCTGATAAGAAAGTTCATAAAGCACAAATTGTATATGGACGGGGAACTTTTGCAGCGGGACTTGCTGCTTTACAGGTTGTTGATGTCCCTCCTTTTGTTCCATTGAGGGGAGCAGCTTTTACAGTTGTGGATATAATGATGCCTCGCCTATTGTGTGGAGCAGATAAAGTGTGGGTAAGGCATTGGGTAGATGGAGTGAATACAGCCACGATGGACTTCTTTGTTGGTTTGCATGAATATCCACAATTTGAAACTCCTATTCCTACTACCACAACCACAACGAGTTCAAGCTCAACGACAACAACAACGGCACCATAACTATAAACTTTAGTGAGGATATTATGGAAAAGTTACCGAAAGGAGCATTGAGATTAGTTGCAGAAGGATGTCATGCACATGTTCAGTTATCAGCAGAAGGAGCAGAAGAACAAGCACCGAAACTTGAAATGACAGCTTATAGTGGTCAACCGATTCTGGGGCACTGGTATTGGGGCAAACTTGCAATTGATTTACAGGGTATCAAATTTGACAGAACTACATATCCTGTTCTTGAAGATCATAATATAAGCAAGAAAATTGCTTTTTCAAAGAAACCCAAGATAAATGGAGGGTTAGTCTTAGATCCTGAAACTACAAAGTTTGTAGATACCCTTGAAAGTAAAGAGTTTCAGAAACTTTCATCCGAAGGTTTTCCTTTCCAGGCAAGTATTTATGCCATACCATCTGTTGTTGAACAGGTTGAACGAGATGAAAGTGTAGAGGTCAATGGATACAAATTTGAAGGTCCCGGTGCCATCTGGAGAAAATGTTTGTACCAAGAGGCTTCAGTCTGTGTATTCGGATGGGACACACAAGCTCAATCTTCTGCTTTTTCTAAAGAGGAAGTGGATGTTGATATGCAGTTCATTGATAACAAAGGAGGTGCAAAAGAAGGTGAAGAAGAAAATAAATTGGAACTCAAAAACAAAAAGGGAGGTGAAGAAAAGATGCCGAAAAGCGTGGATGAATTAAAAAAAGAATTTCCGGAATTAGTGACCCAGTTGTCCAAAGATATAACCACTGGTGTAACTACTGAACTCACGACCAAGTTTGATGCTGAGAAAAAAGTATTGACTGATCAGGTTGATAAGCTTTCCAAGGAAAATGAGGAAAACACGGATCGTATGCTCAAACTTGAAAAGAAAGACATCATCCGGACGGAAAATGAATTGAAGTTAACGGCAGACAAAATCTGGACGGACAAACTTTCTGCCAGTAATGTTGCTGAACATCTGTATGCGAAGACAAAGGAGCATGTGAAACACACCAAGTTTACGAAAGATGAGATTCTTGATGTGGTAGCTTTCTCCGCTGCTATTGATGTTGAGATTAAGGACTGGGAAGACCGTGGGGCAACACAGACCGTAATCGGTACTGGTTTCAGTGCTGAAGGAAAAGAGGCTGATGGTGCTAATATAAGTGCCCAGGCCAAGTCCGATGATGATGCAGCTAACAACTTGCTGGCTCAGGCCGGACAACCCCAGGACAAGACATAAAGAGACATAAAGAAAAGTTTTAAAAATAATTTGAAAGGGAGGTGAAGAACTTATGGCGAGAATAATACGACAAGGAGATACTCCGTTTGTTGTAGGGAATCAGCAAAAAGATTACAAACAGTTGTACTACTCAAATCCGGAAGCGGCTTTGAAGGTGCCTGTAACGCTACAGTCAGGTTATGGTCTTGTAGAGCAGGGAACTGCTTTATCAAGGAACTTGTCCGCCGGTAGCGCGGGGGGTAGACACCAACTATTGCCTTATTGCCCGACGACTTTTGATGGAACGGAGAAACATGCAGGAAGAGCCTATCTTGTGGCTGATGGTGCCGCTCTTGGTAACGTAGTTTATGTTACTCAGGATGATAGTTATAAGTTTAAAGTTGGTGATGATCTTATTATTAATGATAACACCACTGCCGCTGAGAACTTAGGTGTCATTTCAGTGATTGATAGGACTTCAGAATTGCATCGCGCCCAGATCACATTTGCTACGGCAATTGGTGCTGTTGCATATGTTACCACGAGTCAGGCTTATGTAATGGTTGAAGCTGGAGTTGGAGCTAACAATTATTCTGACTGTGTGGGGATTTTGGAGAAATCGGTTAATACCGGTATTGGAGAAGATGCTGCTGGAGCACTAGCAACATTAATTCTCGGTAATGTGGTGCTATACGAAGGCTTGTTAACAGGCTTCGATGCCGCCGCTATGGTAGACCTGGCCACAGCTACATCATTTGGGCAGTACGTCTATATACGATAAAAAGGAGGTGAGAGTAATATGCCAAGAGGATCAAGTGATATACCGGAACTTCGATTAGAGGTTCTACAAAAATTTGTTACCAAGTTTACGGCAGCGCCGAACTTGATATTAATGAACATGTTCCCCAGTAGCGACTCCCCATCAAGTACTATCAAATGGGAAAGTCAGAGAGGGGGCAGGGGGCTTACGCCTTTTGTTCCGCCTGGGGCACCTGCCCATGTAACTGCTCCACTTGGAGTAGCACAGCATATGGCAGAGGCAGCTTACTGGAAAGAAAAAATGCCTTTTGATGAAGAATTCCTGAACAACCTCAGGAAAGAAGGCACGGAAGCTCAGTATCTGGCTGCTACACAAAGACTGGCGAAGGAGCTTGCTGGAATAAAAAACCGCTCCAACCGTCGGCTTGAGTGGATGTTCGTTAAAATGCTGTTCGAGGGAGAGTTTGACTATCAGCTTCAAGGTGGAGTAAAAATTAAGGTTGATTATAGTATTCCTTCCACACATAAGGTTACCTTGACTTCCGCTCAGAATTGGAATGATGGTGCAAGCGCGGATATTTTCGGTGACATTCGGGACGGCAAACGTTTGATTGCTGAGGATTGCGGTGGTATTGTTACAAAAGCCATTTGTAATTCAAAAGTTTTAAACTACCTGGCAGATGATTCTACCATCAACGGTCTCCTGCAAAGCAACCACTTTGGAGCAGGTGATTTGTATTCCGGGAAGAAAAATCGTTTAGCACTGGTTAACCCCAAGGTAGTCGCAAGTATTCTGGATATAGATGAGCTTATCATATATGATGAAATGTATGAGGTTAAAGCTTATCTTACAGGGGCAGTTACTGGTGGAACTCAGACTTGGATTGCTGTGAATGATACCAGTGATTTTGAAAAGTATGCCAAATTGCGTTTCTGGGATATAAGTGCCGGCACTTATGAGGAAAGTTATATTCTTAGTGTCGATCAGTTTGCAGGTCGTATTCAGGTAGCAACCCCACCTGTAAATTCTTATATTGCTGGTGAGGATTATGTTACTATGGCGAAGTATTTTGTGCCAGATGACAAATTCCTGATGATGGCTACGACAATCGAAGGATCGCCGGTTGCAGAGTATAAGAAGGCGCCTTTCGGACTGGGCCGTACTTTTGGGCAGTTTACGGATAAAATGGATAAGTGGGATCCTGACGTAACATGGATTCGTGTACAGGATAAAGGCCTCCCGGTTTTGTTTTACCCGGACGCTCTTTATATTATGGATGTTGTTTCAACAACTGGTGAGTCTGCAACATCGACCACTACGACATCATCCTCAACAAGTTCCACAAGTTCAACTAATTCAACAACCAGTTCATCCAGTACAACTACAACAACCGGGCCGTAAGTAAAACCCGGGAAAGAACTCAGCCTATTATGGAAATAATAACAGTAGTTAAAGTAAATACTTCTTTAAAAGGAAGAGAGTTCTTCGGGGAGGGTGTCTATACGGCACCCATTCCTGACGAACTTCTTGCAGAAGAGAGAGCAGGTACTTTAACGAGAGATGGTCGAAAAATCGTTGAAGTGCTTGAAACCAAGCACATAGAACCAGTTGTACCTTTTGTACCAACTATAGTTCCTGTCCCCCAGGCCCCAACATCTATTTCAAGTGTTGTGACTTCTAATTTAAGGGAAGGAAAGATGTATGAAGAGGAACAACCAGAACCACAAAAGTTTGAAGCTAAGGATATAATAAATCCCTGGACAACCACGTCTACTACGGCGTCAAGTTCAACAACTTCAACGACTGTTAAAGTTAAAGCAGGAAAGAAGGCGTCTCCTAAGAAGGCGAGAAAGAAGGCGTCTCTTAAGAAAGCGGCACCAGTATTAAAATTAAGGGGATAAGAGATGACTACCCAAATAGAAATGATAGCATTGTTAAAATTAGAGGTTAAGGGATTAACATCGTATTTAGCTGACGTTGATTATACCAATGCTACCAATGACGCTGCCAGAGACACCGGATGGGCTTTTCCAGTCACCGTTGATTTCAAAATCTATTGGCAGAAACAAAGATCAAAAAGACATCTCTACGAATATCTCCAAAGTGAGAGTGCCCATAAGTTCAAATATGAGCAGATAAACCTTCAGCATCGGTTTGCTCATTATAGTTCGTTGATCAAGAATATGGACACTGCATTTGAGAAAATCCAAGAGGAGAGACCTGATCAGTTTGCTGATGTAGACGCATTGCATATGTTTGGTACCCATATTTCCCCCGGTTTTGCTTATGTACCACAAACTGGAGTTGACATAACTTATAATTCCGATCAAACGGTTGACTTTGGACCGAAAGAGGATGATTAAAGGGTTCCAAATTGAGCAAGCTTAAGGTGAGTAAGACTAATGACAATAGGCCCTGATATAAAAGAAGCAATTACAGAAGTAGGGGCATCATATACAATATTAGGAAGTGGTGTGACCGGGGAGTATTTGAATTATAAATTGAATTCCCAGGTTACTAAACCTTTTATTCAAGAGTTTTTTCTTGAAGCTGATATTCCTTATGATACTACGCTTGTAGTTGGTGATGTTCTACAATTCAACACTACCGGATTAAAATACTTAGTGATGAATTTGTTGCCCGCTACGTTTGAAGATACTGTCATTAAATACAATGGCGTTCTATATAAATGCAATGTCGTTGTGGATCTTAAACGTCCTGTTGATGATGATTGGGATGATACGCAAACCTATCAAAGACAGACTACCTGGAATACTTTTTCTGGGAGTGTCAACGCTCTTATCACAACTCCTCTATATGGACATGATCTTGTTACTGACGGAGAAATCGGAATGCTTGGATTAGAAAGGCATGAGATGTATATTGCCTCTTCCGAAGGAATCCAACAACTTGATCGTGTGCGTGTTTCTGCTCATGAATATTACCGTGTGGAAACTGTAAAGAAACGGCGGTATAGTGCTGTAGATGTTTTAGAGATAGGGGAGGATACACGACCTGCAACAACTACTTCCACTTCTTCTACAACAACTTCCAGT